GCAGCTACCGAGGCAACTGCTGCAACTGTGATGGCATAGGTTTTGGATTTTGCAAAAGTCGCTGCAAGTACAGTGTTTGCAGTTACGCCCTTTCCAATGGAGCGAACAATTGCAGAACTGGTCGCTTGCACGGCCGTTATCACTTTCGATACCGCACGCGAAACCGCAACACTGGACGAGCGAATTGCCGATACAGCCCTGCCAACTGACCGGGTAAATGATGAAGTCAGCACAACGTTTGCCACGGCTTCTGCGTAATAGATAACTGCTGCAACCGCACCTACGCCTACAAACGGTTTCCCTCTGAACGATACATCGAGGTGCTGCGTATTTAGCGACTTGGCCTCAACGTCGCAGAACGGTTTCCCTCTGAACGAAACGCCTAGACGCAGGAGGTCAGTTTTACTTGGTAGCGCCACGGTATTCCTCAGGTAGCTGACGACGCTCCTGCTCGCTTTCGTAGCTAGACTTACAGTGATTCTTATCGAACCAGAATAGCTTGTCGATCAATGGGCGAATACGCCAACAGCATCGCCACGCTCTAGCCGACAAGGTTTCATCCGGACTGCCACCGATCAAGGTGTTCGCCAGTTGGTCAATGCCAATCAGGATATTCTTGAGGCTCATGCGAGGATTTCACCTGCCCGACCTGCTGACAACAGACCCGCCGCCTCCAGTGCTTGAACTCCACCAATAGTGCGCGGATCAGCCAAGTCAATATCCGAGGCTAGCTTGAATTTCTCAAGCCACACCTCCACAGCGACATTGGCCTTGGCGACGGTGTAGATAGTCGCCAGTTCAGCCTCAGTGAAGCGGTTCATGTAGTCGAGCTTCGACAGCTTAGTAGTCGGCGCTTCCGGATACACTTCGGGCACAGGTTGATTGCGCAGTTCAGCAAGGCGGCGATTCAAGTCCCACGCTTCAGCTTCACGATCAACTTCTGCCTGTGTTGGCTCAGTAGGAAAGGACAAGAACGTTGATGTATTGGCATCAATCACCACACGCACTTGCCACTTGCCAGATAGGGTTTTATTCTTCTCGGTGACTTGATAGCTCATGATTTACGCCTGTGAAATGGACATGTCGCAGACATATCCGTTGTAGGTTGTGCCGCCGTAGAACTGGGATTCAATCTCAACAACACCAGCCTCAGACGGGGTGAAGGTGATTGTGAGTTGTTCCCATGTATTCGCAGCAGCGGTCATAGTTTCCGAAATGGCAGACGCTACGCCTGCGATCTGACCACCTTTGCAGACGAGGTTTCCAGTCAGTCCGGTATTGCTACGCTGGAACCATGCCGATACAGTAACGAGCGTAGATGCGCCGCAGGCCACCTTTGCGATTGACTGATTTAGCGGGTAATACTGGCTGCGGTTTGCAGATGTAGGACTGAACTTCCACGCCAGCGAAGATGAGCCATGAACCGGAGTAGCAACAGTACCGATCAATCCACCGTCGCAAAAGATTTTCACATTACCTGCTATGCCATCGTGATTTTCTGAGTAGACGCGGCCATCGTGGTATCCAGTGTATCCGCTGACTTCGGCGGCTTCGTTGATGGTGAAGTTGCGAATGGTTCCACTCGCGTTACTCAAACCTATCCCGCTAAACGCGTTACCGACTGACGATCCTCCAAGCACCAATGCGCCTTCATTTGTGCTTGAGCCAAAATTTATTCCGTTCGATGTATTGTAGTTTGCTGTAACCAACTCGCAGACAGACCTTGCTCCGGGAGAATAACCTGCGCCGTTATTACCATTAGCAGCAAATATATTGCGTATGTAGGAAGATATGCCGGAAATTACTCCTCCGAAAAAGTTGTTATTTGCCTGCTTAACCTCCAGAGTCTGGCTACCATTCCCTGTGGTCAGTCCATTGCCAACAGAAGAAGAGTCAGAACGACCAATCGTCTGCACAACTGAACCTGTGCCGGGAGTGATTGCACCGCCGCAGCAGACCGCCGATAGAGTTGTTGCGGTTAATCTATTGCCTGTAGTGATGACAGGACTGGATGAACAATTAGCAGCATCCATCCTTATAATCGTCTGATCACTATCGGCTACTCCACCGCTGAACACATTGGTGTACCTTGCACCGTGAATCCTGTCATACGCTGTAAATGCTTTGGTGTTTGGAACAACACAAATACCAAAACCATTCTGACCATCGAACCAAGATTCCAGCGTCTTGGTTGACATATCAGTTCTGTCCCACCCACCAGAGAACGAAATAAGACTTCCTAACGCTCCAAAGTCTTGAACAATGTGTGCGCCAACAGTAGTGTTTGCAGCCATCGGCGTCTTGATGGTTTCGCGCATGTACGTTGATACTGTCTCAGTCGCCCCGGCGTATCCGCGTTGCGGAGATGCTGCTGGAATCGTATTTACAATCCCATCCAGCACAACGCGCGTTTTGTTGATTGACTGAAGGCCGAACCAGCATTCGTAACCGTCGCCGTAAGTATGGTCGCCGGGGTCTTTGCTAATCAGCGAAGTCAGGTTCAGGCTATCCGCAGACGACGATGCTTTGCAGGCAATGACGTTATCAATCAGGAAGGTTTGAGCCGCGTTGTCGGTGTTGACGTACAGGGCTATAGACTGAATGGATGAGCCGAGTGCCGTAGCCAGATCAATTTTAATTGGCGACCATTGATTGATCGCACCAAGTGCGGGAATGTTGACCGTATTGACCGCAGTAACACCGGCAATGTCAGAGCATAGTGCCAGGCTGATTGACGATGCTGCACCAAGCGTTCCTACCGTCTGCTTGATCCAGAAGCTGACTTGTTGATAGTCAGATAGGTTGAGCGTTCCTGTCGGGAAGTATGCGGCTAGTCCAGTTGTGAATGCGGCTGCAACTGCGATTTGCTGACACTCGCCACCTTCTTTAAAGTCAGCCGTTGATTTAGCGCAAGTGACGTTTGCTGATGCCGTCCAGTTTGGCTTTACGCCACGGTTTCCGCACTCTGCAATGTTTGCGGTGACAGCAGATGCAAGAGTGACCACTGAATTTGTGAAATTGCGAATACCACCTGTTCCGCTACCTGTTCCGTTTCCTACAGACGCAGAACCATCAGCGTTTAGCAACTCAAAGTCAGACGCACCTTTGTTGGATACAATCCAAACTCCGTTTGCAGATGTATTACCTACAACGCTATCAACAATAACGGTATCACCGTTATTTATGTATGAAACTATGTATGAAACTTTAATTGGAGTTGTATTTGAGAAAAGCGCCCCCGCCAACGCATACCTAGCTGCCAGCGGCCCATTCGTCCAAGTCCCATTCCCGACCAACGTAGGCGCAGGCGAACCCATAACGCGGATCGTGTCACCGGGAGCGATACGGGCAGCAGTAGCCCCGGCAGTGATGGTCTTCCATCTATTTGGGAATGTCAGGCCATCAGCAGCGTCGCTTCCGCCTTCGTAGTCGAGGAAAAAAATAGACACGGGTTAGCCTTACGCCGAGACAGCCTTGAAGGTGAATTGAATCGACTCACCTACAGCCAAGGAGACACCAGCGAAATCGGTCTTCAGGAACGAGTTGCCTGCTGTCAATGCGTCAAATAGCCCCGCATTCGTTACCGTGATTCCCCCTGCTGCTGTGAGCATAGCAACCACCTGATAGGTGTCATTGGTCGTCGTTGTGGTAACAACCGAAGACGTACCCGCAACTCGGGAACCCGTTTCAGTAAAGAGCGTGGTATCTGCAACGGAAGCCGTGCCTGCACCCGTACCCCATCCTGCATAAACAGGCTCAGTGCCAGTGCCTTTCATGCGGTTGTTGTAGATGGCCTTGCCCGTGTTTGTTATTACTGATGCCATGTCAGTATCCTAATTTCTGTTTGAGCCAAAAGGCGAAGCGTTTGATCGGGTTACGGCTCCAGTAACTCACAACGCCTAAAGGGATACGCTTACCATCGGCAGTGATCTTTACTGCCTCGATGGTAAGTTCTTTGAATTTGTTTTCGGCAAAGCTGTTCATCGAAAGACTCCTTTAGCACCACCTAGGGCGCGACGAGATACGGCCAGATCCGAACGAGCGGGACGCGGCCACCCTAGCCTTTATGATTTCCGTCTCAAACGCATCGCCGCACAACGCTGCGAGATCCGGTGCGGTCCACGGCCTGTTCGGATACAGCATCAGCTTGTGTTTTGCGCCGTCCGAGATAGCATCGCGATACTTCACTAGCAGCTCATCGGGAATACCTGTTGAGTCCTCGGATGGGCGAACGGAAACTCGGAGCTTCAGTCCGATACTCGAAGCACCGAGCGGGATTGGGTAGAGCCGAACGGTTCCTGGCGTGAGCTGAACGATCGCAGCCGGCGCTCCGACATGAACTTGCCAATCGTCATTGAACAAGCTATCCATTTCCTCGGGGGAATAGACGTCAACCGGATTGCCGTCGTACCAAGCAGCTTCGACACGAACCATTTCCTGCGTCGTATCGTCCGGGGAGACGGCTACCATCTCCTGGCCAGCCGTCACGGCGATCAGATTAAGCGCCACCTTCCAGGCGCGCGAGCCACCGAAGAAGCGCTGTGCAGCGCGCCTCAGCTCATGATCAACAATAATCGATGGGCAACCATCCACATGAATGAGAATATCTGGATGCCAATCTGACCACGTCGCCATGATTAATTAACCTTGCGCGGCTTGCGGCCTGACGGCGGGGTGTTTTCTTCGACAGGTGGCGCCACGGCTATTTCGTCTTCCGGATCATCGCTTTCGTCGGAATCATCGGATTCTTCGCCGTCGTCTTCGTTGGCCTGTGCGACCATCTTGCTCGCTGCTTCGAAGTCTTCATCATCCACCGGGAGAAAGTCGCCTGTACCGAGAAGGTAGGCAATGTGTGACTCTTCCGTCACTTCAGCGACGAGACAGCCCTGCTCGTTCTTCTGGAAAACATACTTTTCCGAACCGATCGCCGCGGTAACGGTCCTGTCGCGACGTGCAGCAATAGTGGTTTCGAGTTTCATTTCTTACTCCGAAAATAAAACGGGGGAATCTTGTGAATTCCCCCCGCCTATACTCCATCAAGGAGGGGATGCGGCTACTTAGGCGGCCTTGTAGAACACGGTCACGCCAAGAGTTCCGGCAACTGCCGTGCTCGGTGCAGTCGTAACCTTGACGCCGATCTTGCGATCAGAATCAGACTTCACGACGCTGGCAATGTTGTTCAGGGTGCGCGTCAGCGGCTTGTCGAAAGCCGTTGCCACTGCCGCACCGGTATCGCCCCAGGCACCGCCGCCATCGGCTGCGGCAGAGGAAATCGAGGTGCCGGCCGCATCGAGGATACCAACCTGGAACACCGCAGCACCCGCGCCGGAATCCATGTCGGATCCATCGACACGAACCTCGACCGGAACGCAGCCAGCCGGCAGGGTGCCGATCTGGCCAATGGAGTTCAGGGCCAGATCAACGATAGCCATCGCCAGCGTGAAACGCATCGCGACTACTTCGATGCCGGATGGGAAGATAACCGGCGTGCGGCCAGCGATCACATCATTGCTATTGGTAAAAGCCATGTCGGCCTCCTATTAGCGGGATGCGGCAGCGGTATCCAGCGCGAAAGCGCCGAAGTCTTGCATGCCAACATCAGTGTTGAATGACACCTTCTTGACGCCGAAGATTGATGACGTTGATATAACTACCTTGTCTCCGTTGTCGCGGGTTTCTTCGTGCCAGTCAAAGCGCAGATTGGTACCCGGTGAACCGAAGGCAACGACAGCGGCCTGGGAGCCGAGGAACAGACCGCGAGCGGATTCCACGTTACCGCCAGCGCCGGCCGTGTTGAAACGGATGGCATTTCGGTGGCTGTGCAGGATCACGCCGCGGTATATGCCAAGCGAACCCTTGAACAGCGGATTGTTGCGACCTTCAGCAGAAGCGGCAGCCTTCTGGATGTCCATCCACTGGCCGGTATTCGTATTGGCGCGCAAGTCATCTTCTTGGAAGGTGTGCATGACGCAAACGAAGGTTTCGTTGCCATCGATCTTGCAAGGCTGCAGGACTGGGATACTGGTAGCGCCGCCGCCCTGCGCGTCGGCCTTGGTCTTCGCGCGATCAACCAGGCGTAAGTCGAACTTGTCGGTCGCGTCGATGTTGTTGAAGGCCGTGGCATCATTGCCGTACAGTATGTGATTGCTGTCCGGAGTAACGAGGGCGTTGTTGGCGCGGCCGGTATAGCCGGTCGGCAACAGGAAATTGGCATTGATACCGCGAGCGCCGGAAAGGTAGATGAACAGGATTTCATCCATCAAACGGCCCCACCAGCTGGATTGCTGGCGCTTGGCCTTCTCGCGCAGGTTGTGCAGCGTGCGCTTGCGCGTCATACGGCCACCGGTATTCACGCCGCAGCGCGCCTGATCGATGTAGATCGCATCGGTGTAGAACTTCTGCGATTCTTCCTTGCCTTCGAGGGTGTCTTCACCTTCGACCGGCGCCATCTTGAGCTCGGCCAGCAGATCATAGCTGATCTGTTCGCCAGCATCGGACTCAAGATCGGTCAGGATCTGGATGGGCACTTCGGCTTCGGCGCCGCGACCCATGAATCGCTGATTGAAATAGGACTTTTGCGAAGTATCGTAAGCCAACAGACCGGCCCAACGCTTCACGGATTTGGCGTCATTGACGCCAACAATAGTGCGTGCCATTGAAGTACTCCTAGAAAATTACTTTGTTCATGGAGCACTTCCTGCGCGCCACAGCTTTACCTGCATTTGCTACATTGCCATGCTTGCAACGTGATTGTTCGGTGTGCCCTGCTTCTCGATCTTCACATCGCGAGGCGCTGTAACGCGAAGCCGGGCAAGCTGCCCGCTCTTCTGCACCAGTTCAATCGATACCCCGAGCGATGTGCAAAGCACTTCACCCGGGCGAACATCGACAATCAGGCGAGATAGCGGCTCGGTCATTACATTGCCTTGGCAAATCGCTCGCGCTGCGCCGGGGTCATCTTGGCGATCGCGGACTCCAGATCGATACCATCCAGGCCGTCGAGATCATTGAACTCATTGCCCATATCGCCAGGACCATCGCCACCAGGAACCTGGGCCAGCGTCTTCGGTGCATTACCGAGCGGCGGCTTGCGTGACTCCTTGGCTTCCTTGAGCTTGTCCTTCGGTGCGCTGGCGTCGGTCTGGGCTATGCAATGCAGCGCCATGACGCGCTTATGGGCTTCGACCAGGAACCAATCCATTGGCTTGTCGGAATTGGCCGGGCTCTCGGCCAGGCGCTTGACGAAAATATCCAGGTCAGCCGCCTTCTCCTGATCCTTGCGGTAATCAATGCCTTCGCTCTTCGCTGTTTTCGAAGTGAATTGGTTGATCGTCCATTGCCATTGCTGCTCGGCCGTCTGGTGATCCATTTCACTAAAGATGTCAGCCTTGAGCTTCTGCTGCATCAGACCATCGCGCTTTTCATTCAGCGCCTCAACCTTGATGTTGTATTCATCAAGGTCGATGTCACCTTCCTTGAATTGCTGAGCCAGAGTGCGCGTCTCGGTCTTGATCGAGTCAATCTGCGCCGCGAAATCCTGCGGAAGCTGGGCCTGATACTTCGGCTTGAATGCTTCCGCGTCGGCATCATCGTTGTTCGATTCAGTGTTTTCATCATCGGCCACGGCGGTCTTGGCGGCCTCTTTCGCAGCTAGTTTTTCTACCGGAAGATCGCCATCTGAATCGTCTTCGTCCTCGTCGTCTTCGCCCGCGCCTTCGGCAATGCCTTTCATCGAGGCAAGTTCTTCCTCCGATATTTCAGAATCATTGATCGCTGCCAGTTCTTCCTCGGTCAGCGTTGCGGCCATATCTTTGTCGAGCTCAATACCCATGTTTAGTCACTCCATGACAGGTTGTGTGTGGTTGGAAATCAGCAGTCTTCGCTACCGCCTTCGGCGGCAACTGAGGCAACTTCGAGCATTCGCTTCTTGGCCAGAGCACGAACCATCTTCATGCGCTTCGGATCCTTCTCGATTTGCTCGGCCTCGATCAGAGTGCGCAGGTCGGACTCGACGCGCCATTCGTTTTCGTCTGTGAGTGCTACAGCAGAACTTTTCTTTGCCATGTCGGCCTCCATTGAATGGAAGGCACGATGCCATGCTTGCAGCGACAGTCAGTCAAGCAGCAGGATAAGCAAAGCCTATTCGTCCATTCGCAGCTTCGCCTTGATCTCCCGGCGCCGAGATTCTGCAACCAGGTAAATATCAATAGCCGGTGAGTTGGCCGATTGCGATCAGGACTTTTTCGAGGTAGGTCATTCAAACCGCCATCAATAGTTTTGCCTCGGCTTCGCGCCGAAGAACAAGCCCCAGCAGCCGCCTACCACCGCCATTCACCCACTTATGAAGCTCGACGCAGGCCGCTGCCCATTGCCGGGAATTAACCCGCTTGCGAAGCGTTGATGCCTTCAGCCGGCCAAGCCCCAGGTTGTACGCAAAGTCGGTGACGGCCGAGAGCTTCGCGTCATCCTCAAAGGCCAGACCCGGACAGGCGGCCAGCGCCCCGAGCGCAAAACGCTCCGCATCTTGGGCCAGACGCTTGTCGGCGTATTCCTGCGTCCAAGCAACGCCAGGGAATACATCGGCCCCGGTACTGCCCCAGCCGCAGGTCAGAACGCCAGCCGGGCAGTAGTAAGGCATCAGCCGGCAGCCCTCAAACTTCTTTGCCAAGGCGAAGAAATTGGCCAGCCTGTCAATGATGCTCACAGCCGGCCCTTGCTGTGGATACGGTCGCCAACGAATACGCCGAGAAAGGCGGAAATCATAGAGCGGTCGAAGTCGGTAAGCACGGCACCGGAAGCCACCAACGCCGCATCAGCCGCGAAGTAAGCCGCGATCACCGAGCCGATCCATACCACCAGAGAGAACGTAGCCCCCGCCGGGCGAATCGAAGCATTCCACGCATCGACAAGGCCAATGCCTGTTTTAACACCGGTCGCCTTCACCGCCTCCAGGAAGGCATCAGCCATCACCTTCTGCTCAGCCACATCGCCGACGACCTGAATCTCCTTCACGGCCAGCGCGGATTGCATCTGAATGCGCTCCATGTCGCGGTTGTGCCGTTGCGCGTCCAGCTCGGACTGGATACGCAGCATGTCCATTTCGTGCTGGTGATCCTGCTTGGCCTTGAACCAATCCATCACCGAGCCGAAGATCAGGCGGAAAGCCGTTCCACCAATGAATGTGATTGCAGTTTCGAACATGTCAGACGCCTCCTGTAAGTTTCAGCGCAATCGCGCCAGCAGCAACCAGCGCACCTTTTTCCACGATTGAGATGAGAATCTTCCAACCTGCAGCGCTCACCTTGCTGCCCGCAGCACGACTTGACTTAACCCATGCGTGATCGTCGGAATGCTCCTGTACTGGCACAGTTAGTTGATTCGTCAATTCATCAACTCTATCGAGAAATATTTCCTCGACACGCAACAGCAGCAATAGAAGCCGCTTGTAGTTTTCGTCACCCGACGCGGCGATGGCTTCAATGATTTGCTTTCGCAGGTCATCTGGCATTTTTTTGTTTTCTCCGAGCAATAAAAACCGCCCGAAGGCAGCTTGATTATTAAAATTGATTGGTCATTTATCAGACTCGGTAGAAGTCGCGCCGATGATGTTGCCGTCCTGGTCATTCTCGACCTTGATTTCCTTCTTGATCGTGCCCTGCTTGGCATCAATCTGGATGTTCGTGGTGATCGGCTGGGGATTCGCTTCTACATTCGGCTCGGGTACCGGACGATTCTTTTCAAACTTAGTTTCGAGTGCAGCAACGAGAGATTCCATGCGCTGTTCGAGTGCAGTGATTTGCTTGTCGGCCTTGCCTTGAATCTCTGCAACGCGGACCTTAGCATCGGCATCGATGCGCGCCGCTTCAAGCTTGATGTCGGCATCGCGCGAAATCTGCATCGTGCGGTTGGCAAGTTCGGACTGCGCCTTGGCCAGCTGCTGCGATAGGAGATCGATCTGGTCGGCGGCCTGGCTCTGCACCTGGCGGATTGCTTGCTCGATTTCCTGTGGCATACCACCGCCCTGCCCGCCTGCCTCGGCTTCCATCTTGGCCGCCTTGGCATTGAGTTCGCGGACCTTGGCGCGAGCCTCTTCGAGCGCCAGCATTGCCTGCTCGCGTTGCATCTGTAGCGCCTCACCCTGCATTTGGGTCTGCTGCTCCATCTGCTGCGCCTCCTCCGGTGTCATTTCCTTGTTAGGATCACGTTCGCCGGTCATCTGGCGGATCTGGTCGGCAATCTCATCCTTATTCGGCAGGTCGGAGAATTCCATAGCGATGATCATGAGCCGCATGGAAACCTCGGGAGGCAGTCGCTGAGCCATCTGGTTAAGGCTGTCAAACATCACCTGTCGCAATGTGCCGGAATAATCCTGCTCGGCAACCACAAAATCTGCTTGCGATGCCGTGATGTCATTGATGTAGCGCACAGTGCCATCGGGCTGCAGCTCAGGCTGATTGACCTTGACCCAATCGATCTTCCCGCGGCTGCCGGTGAGGCGGATAACCTTTTCCTCGGTGTAGAACTGCTCGGCCAGGCTTAATTGCTTCTCGCCCTGGACTTGCACGGTGTAGCGCAGGTTATCGAACGGCTCTGTTGTAACGACGCTGCCTTGTAACTGGCGCGCCTTGATGGCTTCACCGGATACAGCATTTGTCTGCCGCCCAAGATTCTCGTTCGATACGCCGGCCGACTTCTGGATGGACTGCGCATCAAGCGTCATCATTTGCAGCTGGCCGGTCGCCGCGTCGGTGTCGCGACGAATGACGAACTCGGATCCCTTCTTCTTCACGATCACGCCATCGGGCCGGTCGGCCTCGTCGCGCGCCTGGTTCCAGTCATCGACGGCATTCTCTTCTGCAATGATCTGGTTCGTATTCAGCATGAATAGAGCCTTGCTGGCGCGCTTGTTCAGATCCTGCTGTACGTCGCGGATACGGCGAATAGCACCATACGGCAGGCGATCACGCCCGCGGCGGTAGCACCATACTGGGGTAAGGCCGAATTTGTTGTGGCGGAAGATGGATTGATCGAGCGACAGCAAGTGCGCCTCGGTGAAGACGGCCACATGCACCCGCATCATCACGCGATCGACAATCGTCGCGCCGTGACGCATGGCGTTCTCGGCCAGCACGCGGTCGTGCTCGTTGAAGAAAGCCCCCTTCATCGGACCATCCGACACCAGCTTGCACATGCACGGCTTGCGATACTGGCACTCGATCAGCTTGATACGGCGGCGCTTGGCATCGACCGTCACGCCGGCGCCGGCCGCGTAGACCACGCCGCTGCGCTCGCGCTGCTTGAGCGATTCGCCCATGTACCAGGAATCCTCTTCCTTCTCCGTGGAGAATGCGCCGGCATCTTCAACGGCCTGGCGGATCTGGTTTGCGCGGTCAGGGAACATCATCAGCGCAATATCTTCATCCACCCAGCGCCAGCGGAAAATATAGCGGGCGTCGGACAGGTCGAGCTCGTAGCAGGACGAATCCCACAACACGTTGCGCCAGTCTTCATACTTCGAATAGAGAACGTCCTGCGTCGGATCGTCGCGCACGCCATCATCAACCCAGCCAATGCCGCCCTTCACCGCATCAGCAAACGCACGTGAGCGAGCGAATGGCACGCGGTTGATGTCGGAAATGAACTTGAGCACCTTCTCCTTGGTGTCTGCCGCCTCGACATCATCCTCGGCACGCGGCAGAACATTCCAATCGACGCGCGTTCTGCGCTCGGTGCCGATAATCCAATCGACCATCGGCGCGACTTCATTGAACACCAAGGGCATCTGCCCGCGAGCCTTCAGCTCGGCCGAGTCATCCGGATCCCACTGCTCGTTATCGTAAAAGCCATGATCGAGCGCCATTTCCATTCGGTTTTCGGCCTGAATCTCGCGCTCCATGTAGAACCAGGCAAGCATGCGCTTGTGCTCTTCGAGCGCTTCCTCGGTGTCCAATAGATGAGCAGCGGGCAATTCGGCCGGCAGGTTGGCCGTGCTCTGTGCATCGATCCAGTCGCTGTACTGGTCACCCGGCGCCTTGCCGCGGATTGGTCGGACGGAATCAAACTCAGGCATACTCTAGCCCCGATTTTTCAACCTTGATTTCTTCCTGGCGTATTGCCTGGCCATCGGCCATCAGCGTCATGGTTCCAAAGGATCCGCTGTGGAATTCTGGCGTAGGTGAGGACGGCATGCGTATCAGGTCGGGCAAATAGTTCATCACGATGTCGGCAACACGAACCCATGTCGACGTCGATTCATCCATGCCCATGATCTGCGCAGCCTTGGCTGCCTGCTGCGCCAGGTAACGCGGTTCGTCGTACTTGTAGGAAGCCGATTCCATGATGATGAACCAGGGGGAGCCCATGGCCCGATGCGCTGGCATAAGCACCATGGCGCGTTCGTCATTTACCCAGGTGAGGATCATCAGCACGTCGCCAATGACGAGTGCCTTGTGCGCTTTGCGCGGATCGAGCGATACAGCCATGGCGGCCTCCGATTTTTAACTGATCGGAAGTTGCCATGCTTGTATCGTCATCTGGCCATCGGGGATCCTCTGCGCCTGAAGGTATTGCTTCCCGTCGTGCCGGTAGCGAACACATTTCCACTCGCCACCTCCTGGCCCCACTGCCGGAAAGCATCAGATCCGTGGGCGTTGTCATCGGAAACGTCTTGCTCACTCCAACAGCCGAGCAGCTTGTTCCATTGCTTCCGGTAATTGCTTAGCCGGGTGACGCCCTGCGCCGTGCCTTCCTCATCTAACCAGGCAGACGGGAACGCCTGACGTGTTGCCTGGATGCCTGACTGAAGGTTCGATATGCGCGGCACGATCGCGAACTTCTGGCCAGGCCAGAGATCTTCCATCATTTCCTTGAGCGTCTGGTTGCTGTCCGGATCCTTGCCAAGCCGCTTGTAGTCGGCTTCGTGCGGAAGGTAATGGACGCCGAAAACAATGCGTTTCTCGGCAGCCACCTCCTGCAGATGGTGGACGTAGTGGATCAGGTCTTCGCCGCTGTTCTCGTAGTAGTAGTGGAATCGATCCTGCAACGTCGCGCGCTGGTGCAGCCAAACGGTCGTCATGTCTCCGCGACCCAAGTCCCAAAAGGTATTCACCGGCACAGCCAGGAGCGGTAGCCCCTTGACGATGCGGCCTTCCTTTCGAGCTCGGGAAATCTGCATCGCGTAGTAACATCCATCGGTTGAAACCTGGAACGCCTCGTCGGGGAATGATGGGTATTCCTGCCACATCAGCGACTGGTCGCCTCCGAAGTCGCTCTCGCATGTTGCGACATACCACGCGCGCTGCTCATCGCTCAGCTCCCGGCCGATCTTACCTTCGACATCGGAGAAGTAGCGCAAATAGACCGACGAGATGGCAACGCTATCCGGATCGAGGCAGTATTCCGGCGCCTGCCACCAGGCAAAGAAGTGGAAGCGGTAATCCTTGGGAGAGAGCTCGACGCGCTGCTCGGCCTGCGCCTGGGCTCGCTTGGTCATCTTGTAGAACTCGCCGTCCCTGCCCTCGGCCGTCGATTCAATGACGAGGATGCCTGACTTCGGCACAGCCGGGATTGAGCCGGTGACAACTTCGCGCGCCTTATCGGGGTACTTCGCGCAGATCTTCCCGAATTCCGACACATGCAGACGATGGATGGTGCCCGACCGCATGGACGTGGCCACGCGGATCGATGCGCCATTGTGGTCGAACACGAGCTCGGTCTTGTTCTCCGTGGCCAGCGGCATCGCCATGCGCAACGACTCGGGCAGATGGTTGTACGCGAACTTCACCTTGTCGCGAAAGATGTTCTCGGCCGCTTCCTTGTCCTGGGCGATGATGCCGCAGCGGATCGGGCTCTTCGAGAACAGCGCCGTGTCGAGCCAGAGGATAGCGATAAGTGTAGTAAACCCGAGTTGACGCGCCTTCAAAATTATATTGCGATGGTGCAGCCTGGCCATGAGTCGACGCTGAGCGCGATTCGGCCGGAACTGGACGACAAGCCCCTCTTCCTCGTCGTCATCGTCGCCCTTGATGATAATTTTGTAGAGAGCACCTATTCTCCAAACCGGATTTTCCAGGTTGGCGGCCAGCTCTTCGGCGGATAAGGTCATTCAACCCCGCCAGATTCAGCCCAGCGCATCGCCTTATTGGCCATGAAAAACGCCTCGGAGCACGTCATTTTGCTCGACCGGATATACAGGTCGCCATTCGCATCATAGGCAATGATCAGCACATCCTGCATTCCATTATCTTCGGCATCGGCCATAGCCGAATGAAGAGCCTGCACCGGGCTCATGCTGGTGTTTGGCGCAGGCGATAGGTAGATTACTGGTGCAGTCATGGCTATTCCTCATCTTCGTCTTCGTTAAAAACCTTCGCAACGCCCAGCACCTTGCCGCCGAGCGATTCCAGAAGATCCCGTAGCGGATCTGCCTTCTGCTTGTTGTCGCGTTCGAATGCCCCGTTGATCTTTGCCGCGCGCTCCTGGGCACTGTTCTTGTCCCAAAACTTGTATTTGATTGAGCCGTCGATATCGAACTCGAAGGAAGCAATGGCCGCGGCCGTGTCGTCGTCCAGCTCGTGCGGCATCTTCATCCGGCCATCGGGGTGCATGATCCCGCGCGGGTCGGAGAACGCCAGGCGGGCAACTTCGAGGCACAGGCGTTCGGTGCTCAGTCGCATGTCCTTGACCAGTTCTTTCCGGCGAGCCTCTACCCTTAGCAAAATCCTAGGATCCTTTAGCATTTTCGCGCCGGTAACTCCTGCGGTTTTCTCGCTAAACCCTGCAGCCACGGCGGCTTGCGTGGCATTCTCACCATTAGCAAAAAATGCTTCGACGAAGATCTCTCGCTTCTGCTCGGCGGACCGCTTCGATGTTCCTGCCTTTGTTCTGGCTGCTGGTTTTTTCTTGGCTGTCATGACATCAATACCTCTTGAATTATTACCCCGTGGATCCACAGCATCAGCTTGCGCTTGATGATGAATTCAGCTGTTTTCGTAGGCGCGGACTTCACATCCTCGGTGATCGTCTTGCCGTCGCGGATATATCTAAAATCGGCCAGATAGCGCACCGGCCTTTCCTTTCGCCCATTCACGTTCTGTTCTGGGATGAGGTCGAAAGCCACCTGCGTTTCCAAGTCGGAGATTTCCCCAGCACGTTGCATGATCACCAGCTGCTGATAGCGCTTGGCCTCCGCCTTGGAATCGAAGCGCATGCCGTCGATCATGGTTGCCTCGGCGCCGTACTTGTTGCGCGTTCCGCGCCGGGCCCTGGAAACCTTTTCCCGCACCTCGCCAGGATTCATGGTTGCAGCTATGTCGAGACGGGCACGCATGCGGGCGTTAAGCTGGTTCTGGTATTCCTTGTACTCGTCCGGACTCATGCGAATCATGGTTTTTCCTTTGAAATCCTGTAACGGAAGTAGCGGCTGTTCCGGCTGGGATCCTCGATTGCATCGATGCGCTTCCATGAGCGCAGGCGAATTAGCGCCCAGGACACGGCGCTGTGACTGCGCTTAGTCGCCCAGCAGATCTGCGCCTCAGTCTTCAGTCCAGGCGACTTAGTGAGGAAGTCGAGAACGGCATCGGTGGCGCTACCCTTCTGTATCGTTCCCTTCGGCCGCGGGTTATATCGCTCTGCCCGCTTTGCGGCCGGCTGGATGGCGGCTACCATCTGGGCAAACAGCATGCTTACCTGCGACTGATCTTTGTTGTTTTGTATCATCAGTACATGAGCTTTCTGACCATATCGGCAAGGCAATAAAGTTCAATCCCGGCCAGCGTTGCAGTCCTGGGCGTTGATCTGGGTCGGTCCTGTCCGGCCTGTATCCTTCGCAGCGCCGCAGCAGGTTCCGGTCTGGCTCGTAGGTTCGACTGGCGACGATTTCGCCCCGGCGTGCTGCCATGCAGGGGCCGAACTTTCCTATCTGGGTGCATTGGCTGCACTTTCGGAGGTCATCTGAGTCGGGGATGATGGGTAGCGGCATGTCAAACGCGCCCCCCTGCGTCGATCTTTTCCCTGCGGACCATTTCTTCGGTCACGCCTGCCGCGGCGAATACCCGGCCCCGGAAGTTCGGGAAAATCTCGCCGACAGCCTGGGCTACACCAAGCTCATGCGCCTTGGCCTCGATTCCGCTTGCAGACATGAACCACGGCTTTGGTGGTGGCAGCTTGCCGACAGCGCTTGTGCCGATGGCTGGTTTAAGCACCTTGGCGACGAACACGTCGAGGAACCCGGCGTTGATCGGCGATGCGTCGCTGTTGGCCTCGCGGTCTCCGACAGCCCAGTCGTATGCCAAAGCAAGCTGCTCATCGGTGACCTTTGCGTCGCCCCATGCTTGGACCCTCGGATCAGAGGCTTGCAGAGAGGTCATCTTGCCTCGCGCTTTTTCCCAGCCCCTGATGGCCACAGCGAAGCGAGCAGCGGCGCTCGGCTCTTCGCCGGGGCTACCACTGGTTAAATCGTTGCTGCTCGCTATAGTCTTTAGGTTTACTTTGGTGTCTGGTGTCTGGTTAGTGCTCTGTTCGTGCTCTGTTCGTGGCACGCTTTGAGCACGCTTCGTGCTCTGTTCGTGCTCTGTTCGTTTCGCTTTCTCGGTACGTCTTTTCTCTTCGCGTGCCAGAGCAATTGCACGATTTGTGTTTGATATTTCGCCCGCCTTTTCAAGCTCAGCCTCGATTCTGGCGTGCATCAACCCGCTTGCTACTGGCTCAAAAAAACCGATTGCGACCTTGACTGCTGCGCGGTCAACTTTCGAAACTGCGCCAGCGATTCTGCAAAGCGCATCCAGGTCATTGGGGAGCGGCTTTTCTGTCGCGTAGTAGTGATGGATTAGGCACAAATAAGCGCCCCGCTCGGTAAGCGACAGGTGCCCTGTATCGCGCTGAAAGTCGCCGATGTAGTGCTTGTAGAAGTTCAAGCTGCCCTCCGCGTGATTGCCATCTCTGACAGGTTTGCCCTGACCAGCGCAGCGGCCAGCGGTGGGCAAACGCTGTTGCCGCACATGCGGACCTGCGCCTTCTTAGTCAGTGCGATGCGTTTTCCGTCCGGGGTGATGCCGTATTCGGTGATGTAGTGACTCGGGAAGCCTTGAGCGCAGTAAAGCTCCTTCGGCGCCAGCATGCGCAGGCCGATGTCGGCAATCTGGTATTCCTTGCCGGCAACGGTGACGAGGCCATAGCGATCTTTGGTAGTGACCGTATGCAGGGGTTCCTGCATGTTCGGGTCTTGGTCAGTACCGTAGTAAGCGACTAAGAAGGCGCGCACCTCGGCCACATGACCACCGCCGCCGGCCGTAATCGTTGGGATCGGTTCGTCAGTTCCGCTGCCGATGCTTTTTCCGAAATCACGCTGAAGGTGCGTGGTGACAATCCCGGCAGTGGCGCCGTTGGCCGTGATAGTGTTGATCGGCTGCTCAATATCGCGGATGCCGTGGCTGAAACGCTTGGTGCCGTCCTTTCCTTCGCCGTGGCCCATGTGAATCAGGTTGGCGGTGACCAGGCTATTGTGGTCAACGCTGGTGACTGTTGGCGCGGGTTCGGTCAGGTCTGCACCGACCACACCGGTGTAATGCTTGGCGAGGAAAGCGGAAACCAGCGCGTGTTTCTGGCTGCCGACCAACGTGCCGAGCGGTTTTGCCATGTCCAGCGCCCGGGGGGCTTGTCCATCGCGTTCCCCGTAGCCGGCCTGGACCAGCGTCGGGGCGATCAGCGCATGGTGTCCACCCTTGGTCTGTGCGCAGATCGTGCGCAGCGGCTCGTCGGCAGGCATGCAGCGCGGCGAGGAAGAATTCGCGCACTCCGTCAGGACCGGCGCCACGTTGCGAACAATGAACGGCTCTGACGCATTGACCACATACCGCATGATCCCCTTGGCAATCCGGCGCAGCGTGGCCGGTGCAAGTTCGCGCTTGCGCTCGAAAATCGACGGGCAAGGCAAGGAGAAATCAATGCACTCGGCGGCGGTTCGCCATGGCTTCAGCTTCTTGGCCTTGGTGGCGATGTTGCGCGGATCGCCATGGGTTACTTCCGGCCAGACAATCGGATGACCATCCCGGCGCGCGATCAGAAACAGGCGCTTGCGGATCGTGGGTGTTCCATAGTCGCAGGCGCGAAGCTCGCGATGCTCGACCTGATAGCCCTGTCGGCGCAGGGCGTTACAGAATGAATTGAACGTCCGTCCCTTATTCTTCGGGCACGGACGGGCATTTCCTTCGCCATCGATCACCAGCGGCCCCCAGGTGCGGAACTCTTCGACGTTCTCAAGCATGATGACGCGCGGACGAGCTACGGCAGCCCATCGCAGCGCAACCCATGCCAGGCCGCGAATCTTCTTCTCGACCGGCTTGCCGCCCTTGGCCTTGCTGAAGTGCTTGCAGTCAGGCGACAGCCAGACCAGACCGACCGGACGGCCTTGCGTCACTTCACGCGGGTCGATTTCCCAGACTGATTCGCAGTAGTGCTTCGTCTCCGGATGATTCGCCGAGTGCATTGCAACGGCTTCTGGATCGTGGTTTATGGCAATGTCGACACGGCGACCGAGCGCAAGCTCGATGCCCGTAGATGCGCCGCCACCGCCGGCAAAGTTGTCGATGATTAACTCGCCGTGAATGTCGAGGTTCAGTTGCATGATCATTTGCGCCCCCGCTTCTTAGAAGCCCGGTACTCGTAGTAACCGCATGCGCCGACAATGAAGATCGTGGCGATGGTTTCCGGTGCGATTGAAATCAGGTAATTGATCATTGCGGCGTATCTCCGCTTATAGCCACGTCGCAAGATTCATCCGCCCGCCTAGAGTGACCATAGACATAGCGAGAAAGGGCCAGCGTGATGAATTCAGACAACTTGCGGTCGTCGTTGTGGGCGAGTCGCATCAGCTCGATAGCCAGCGTTTCTGGAAGCCATACTGTGACGCGCTCGGTTTTCTTTTCGGCCATGTCAGGCAGCCTCCATTTCTGTTTGGAGCAACTGGAATTCGGAAATCTCACCGCCAAAGTAGGCAATGATCTTGGCCGTCAGCTTGCTGTTTGGGACTTGACCGCGCTCGATGCGGGAAAGGTTGCCGGTGTTGCTGCCAATCGCGTCCGCGACTTGTTGGAGCGTTTCGCCACGGCGAAGGCGGGCGGCCTTGAGGGGGGAATCCATTTAGACCCTCCAGCCAAAAAAGAGGGTAATTCCAATCGCGTAGAATGCGAAGTTCCACCAACGCACTATCTGAAAGGAATTACCCATGACAGTCCACACGATCCACTTCATGCGGGAAATCAATCCGGAAACTCTCACCGGATTGCAAAACGTATGTCTCGGAGCGCTTCAAGGCGGAGCGACCGAAATAAATATTCACCTTTCGAGCATCGGAGGAGGAACGGACTATGGTTTTACTGCGTACCATTTCTTACGCTCCCTTCCGGTCAGACTGACTATCCACTGCATCAGCAACGTCGAATCGATGGCCGTCATCCTGTTTTTGGCTGCCGACACCCGTCTGATCGTTCCTCACGGGAAAGTCAAAATCCACCCCATGCACTGGGGATTCAATGCCGGCGCCGTGGACCACGACAGACTGAGGGAGTTTGTCGACAGCATGGACTTCGATGCGGATCGTTACTCCGCCATCTTCAAGGAGAGAACACAGGGAGCGGACAAGCCGGTGGACGTCAGTTCGCATCTCCTTGGAAAGGCGAATATCCTCGACAGTCAATCCGCCTTGTCCGCTGGAATTGCGACTGGAATTGCCGAGGCAACAATTCCCAAAGATGCAGTTCGATGGTGGGTTTAAACGATTCATCAAGCAGCCTTCTCAGTTGGGGTGCGCTTCTCCGCCATGACGTGCGGCGGCGGGTTGTCGGTACGCTGTTCGGGCTTGGTGCGACGGTCGGCGTTGGAGCGGCCTGGGCGTGGGGCAATAACGCTGACGCTGCCTGGAGCCGGGAATTCAGCCGTTACCAATTCAGGCCAGATCAGGTGCCAGTCGTCGGGGCGAAGGTCGCGGCGGGTTACACCTGTGGCCATTTCGATCAATGCGCAATATTCGATCGGAACAAAAACCTTACGCCTAAGCCAGTTATTAACGAGTTGAGGCGTTCCGTTAATGGCGGCAGCAAGGGCGGACTGACCGCCAGCTATCGATATCGCTTTATCAAGTGGTTTCATGCCGAACATTATCAACACGTGTTGATTTCATGTCAACACGTGATGTTTGTCTATATCAACACACGTTGTAATGTGCCGTCATGAATCTAGGGAAACGAATCGAAAGTCGCTTAAGCGAAATGGGAGAAGAAAGGTCATTTCTGTTCGACCTCATCCCTGATCTGACGCCAGCAAGGCTTTCCGCTTTAATAAAGAGAGACAGCAAGCGATGCGAACTTGATGTTCAAATAGCCAAGGCTCTCAAGGTAAGACTGGAATGGCTCAATGACGGAGACCTTCCAAAACTAATCGACGACGTCGACTCAAAACCCGCTCCGCTATTACCTTCGTCCAATAGCCAAAGCCAGTCACAAAGCGCAGAATTTGACGCCAATGTGACCAGTGTGCCGCTTGGTCTGCGGCCTATCCCCGTGATTTCCTATATTCAAGCCGGACTGCTGACTGACATCAACGACCCTTACGCGCCGGGTGATGGATTTGCTACGGAAATCTGCGAGGACGATCTTGGACGCTTTGCTTTTGCGCTGGAGATCGAAGGTAATTCAATGCAGCCTGATTTCCGTCCAGGCGACCGGATCATTATCGATCCTGATGTTTCACCAATGCCAGGCGACTTTGTCGTTGCAAAAAACGGCAAGCAGATGGCCACCTTCAAAAAGTACCGTCCTCGCGGCATGAACGAACGTGGCGAACAAGTGTTCGAGCTAGTACCACTGAATGAAGATTACCCAACCATGCGCAGCGATATTGAGCATTTGCGCGTTATAGGAACGATGGTTGAGCACCGTAAAAAATACCGGAGAAAGGGATAATCCGATGGCAGGAATGCAGCTTTACAAAGATCAATTGCCGATCATGTATCCGCATATGTTTGCTGCGCTACAAAAACTGGTCATGGCCATGGAATCCGTCGCAAAAAACGTCGGGAAAAAAACGTTTTTTGGCAAGGATAAGGGCGCCGAAGCCTACATAAAGTTTGTCGATTGCTTACGGCAAACTGTCGTCGCTTCTATACTGGATGGAAAGTCATCTGAATCTTCTTCAAATGAACACGTGATTGGTGTCATCACAATGGTTCTTGGGAAATTCGAATTAGCCTACCCAAACTGGCCTTTGGCCTATGAATTTTCAGCTCATTTTTTCTCGGATGGAAATCGGCAAAACAGCTTGGCTTTGCTCCAAAGAATCAGATCATGAAAATACTCTGGTTTTTCGCGTTGACCGTAGCAAGTTCAGCATCAATTGCTGATTATGCTGTTGTTGGAAAAGTTGAGGGAAGCTCATGCTGGGGCGTTGGTTTTCAAATGTGTTCGATGAAGACTATAGAAGCCGTCAAGGGCGATGACGGAAGGCTGTACTCGGTAGCAGAGAGTTTCTCAAAAGTCAGCGAATACAACGCATCAAAGGGTCGCTGCTGGATAAGGACAAAGGACAGCAGTCTTGGGCTGATCTCCATGGCGGCGAATGCTGCGTTTTCACCAACGTTTTACGAAAAAACATCATCCGGTGAATTCAAAAAAATCGATGTCGAGTACGTTACATTCAAGTGCGTTCAGCGCTGATTGCATGTTTTGTAGCTTTGCTTTTGGCTTGTGATGTTGAAGCCAAAACCCAGCGCAGCTACGCCGCGAAATCCGAATTCAAGCGCCAGCAACCTTGTCCCGCTACTGGCCAGTCAAAAGGATCGTGCCCTGGTTGGATCATTGACCATGTAATCCCGCTCTGTGCGGGCGGATCGGATCGCTACAGCAATATGCAGTGGCAGACCGTAGGTGATGCCAAGATCAAAGACCGGGCAGAGCGGAGAATATGCCGCATCAAAAACAATGAAATCATCACATATGGGGGGTAACATGCCTGACAGAAAGCAACTTTCAAAGGATCTTGGCCTGGATATGCCGAAAGACGAAGCGATGGAGCGAGCGGCTAAAGCTACCGCTTCAGACGATCAAGAAACCAACCCGATAATGATCGCAGAGGGAGAGGGGCAGATCGCCCTCTTTAGGGGAAAAGAGGTTCGTCAGGTCTTCCACAATAACGAATGGTTTTTTTCCATTGTGGATGTGATTGAAGCGGTCATGGAAACGGAACGACCAAGGCAGTATTGGGCTGACCTCAAAGGAAAGCTCGCATCCGACGAGGGGTTTTCTGAGGTGTACGATCAAATCGTACAACTGAAAATGAAGGCGCCAGACGGAAAAAACTACGCAACAGACTCGGTCAACGTCGAAACGCTGTTCCGGATTGTCCAGTCCATCCCATCAGCCAAAGCCGAGCCATTCAAGCGCTGGCTCGCCAAGACTGGCTACGAGCGGATACAGGAGATCCAGAATCCGGAAATCGGCGTCAAACGAGCGATTCTCAACTGGCAGGTTCAGGGCCGCTCGGAGGATTGGATTGACGCCAGAATTCGCTCAATCGTCACCCGCAAGGACCTGACCGACGAATGGAAGGACCGAGGCATCGAGGGCGCGGAATACGGCCATCTGACAAACATAATTTCCCGCAAGACGTTTGGACTGGACACCGCGGCGCACAAAAAGCTGAAGGGCTTGAAAGCGCATAACCTGCGTGATCACATGACCGATCTCGAGTTGATTTTTACGATGCTTGGCGAAAAATCCACGACAGCGATTGCCGTAGCAACCGACGCCCAAGGCTACAAAGCCAATGCAGAAGCAGCGGCATCAGGAGGAACCGTTGCTGGTGATGCCCGACGCGGGCTGGAAAAGAAGCTCGGGAAATCTGTCGCCTCTGCAGAAAACTTCCTTGGTGGTGGCAGTCGCGTAAATGATCCAGAACAGCTCACTCTGAAACAGAAAAAGAAATAGCCATACAGCCCCACACCAACCGCCTCCGGGCGGTTTTTTTACGCCCTCGTTTTGGCGTGGGGAAATTATTGCACGAAATTACAACACGTGTTGACTACAGTATTCAACACGTGTTGTAATGCAGTTGTCCACGCAAAACACCAAGACGAACCACCGCAACACACAGCGGATCACCAAGGAGCGCAAACCATGATCACCAAGACCCGCCAAAACTGGACCGCCGGCCAAACCGTCAAGGTTGGTTTTCTCTCTTTGGTCGTGAAGGCAGCGATTGCAACGCCGGGTGACTACCTGCCCGATGCCTACATCCTCGCCAACCTGGCCGGCACCCAGCTTTACCGCTTCATCCCCCACAACGGTTTGGAAAAGATCGATGCCAGCGAAGCACGCGAAATGCTGGCATCGGCCGAGCGCCACGCCGTCCGTATCGCCGCCGATGCAATCGCTAAGGCTTCGGCCTCCCGCGAAATCGACGCCCTCTTTGCTTAATTCAACCAGGATAGATTTATGTCTGAAACCACAGCCCAAGCCGCCGTCGACAAGAAGGCCCTCGGCCTTTTCCCGAAGTTCAACGTCAGCCGAACCGACGGTCGCGACGCACCCGGCGAGAAGCACCACGGAGCCGAGTACTTCGTGCTCGACATGGCCGACAAGTTCGCAGTTCCGGCACTGGCCGCCTATGCCGCCGCCTGCCGCGCCGA